GGCTTTAGCTTCTGCCTTGCTGGTCCCGCGCGCATGGCCTAACCCAAACGCGCCAGCGATTAAGCCAAGCAGAACGACTACCAGCCCGCTGGTAAATTCAAGGCTCATTGCGCCTCCTGCTGCTCATCGGCTTTATCTTTCAGCTTTGGCTGTCTGACGTACTGAGAAAGAATGGCGAGCACCACCAGAGCAGGACTAATCATCTCCACAACATTGGGCGGCAGAATATTTTTAATGTCCGTCGGCAGCATCGCCCAGGCATGGAGCGCGGCATCCGGGAATGACTGCGCCCATACGCCAACCAGCGCGCCGGCAGCGCCCAGGCGGACAGACCATGTTTTAAGCAGCAACCGGGCATGACCAACAAACTCCAGCTGGGTATATTTGCGCAGTAGCAACAGAACGAGCACGGCCACCAGCGCCAGCAGGGAAAAAATAATCATCGTCATAGGCTCACCCGCTCTTTAACCCAGCCGTATAGAAACGCTTCGTTAGCTGGCCTCGCTTCGGCCAACTCAAGATAGCGAGCGCCCTGGCTACAATTCAGCCCCTTCAGCAGCGTGGTTTCGCCATCTTTGCCGCGAACGGCCAGATAGCTTTTCAGCGCTGCAATAGTGATGTTGCCTATCGCGCCGTCCGGCTTCAGGTCCGGATATAGATTGCCCTGCATATTCAGCGCCGATAACCAACGCTGCAGGAATGTACTGGCGACACGCGGCCCCATGTTCACGCCGGTATCACACAATTCCTGTGCAATGGCTGGCGACAACTCGGCGATGCGGTTGAACTTCGGTTCAGTCCAGTATTGCGACAGATAAATGGCTTTGGCTGTATCCCGTGGTAACGCCTTCATATCGCCACTATAGCCATATGCGCGGGCGGTGGTCTGCGTGATGCCCCAGCGCGTAGGGCCGCCTTTATCATTCGGGTTATTTACATAACCCCCTTCTTTGCCGAGAATGCCCTCGATAATCTGATCTGCTGTCATGGCGCCTTAACTCCGGTAATGCGCTCCCAGAAATAGGTCAAAGCAACAGAACCCATTGCCCCGCTAATCCCGGAAGTGGCCAGTATCATGTAAATGCTCAGTCCGCTTTCAATGCTCACCAGGCCAGCAATAACGCCGGTAAACCCTGAAACCACCATTTGGGCAAGAGCATTGATCAAGCTCCATGTTGCCTTGCTCTGCTTCACATCTATCAGGTAGCGGACAAGTCCACCCCAGCAAGCAATGATCAGCAGAACCAGCCAGGACATCCCGGCAATGCTCTCTTTGTCTTGCATACGTTTAGCCATAGTTACCGCCTCCGATGAAAGATCGGGAAGCTGTGTGAATAAATGGGCGGGCTCTGCGCAAGCGCCCTGCGATTGGGTTATGAACCGTCGCAGGTGAGCCCTGTATGGGGAATAGCCGTCAGGTGGATTTACGACAAAGCACGGAGTGAGTGACGTTCTGGCGGCCAAAATAGAAAAGGCCCGCCTAAGCGAGCCCAAAATGCAGAAAGCCCCGACTTTTGTCGAGGCTCTTAAATTTTTCCTTCAACGGTGAACATACAACGCCCATCGTTAGAACAAATTAACACGAATTCGGGAAAAGTAAATATCTCACCGCGTTATTTGTTTGAGTTGCGCCTCTGCCCACGCCTCCTCTATATCGAATTTAGTGATCAATACGTCGAAGAACGGTTTAACCGATTTCTTCCAGGTATCCAGAGTGATGGCGTCCGTTATCTGGCAAATGGCATTATGCACAGCAGTGGATAGGATTCGCTCATACCCGCGACCGCCACAGCGTTTACAGTCACCCATCACAGGCACTCCCTGCTTCTCTGTCTCATCCTGGTTCACTACCTTCCCCCGACCATGGCAGTCATTACAGGCGGCGCTGACAGTCCCTTTTCCCTTACACTTTTGGCAAAGCACCCGGACCTGCTCCCGGACCGACTTCACCTCCTCCCAGTATGATGGATAGATCCCCTTTGTAACTTTGACCCACTTCGGCGGTTTGCCGTCCGGATACGTTACTTTGTTGGTGAACGCCACTGCGTCAATGAATCCAGACCCATTGCAGCTGTCGCATGTTTTTTTACTGGAAGCGCTGCGGGAGTAATCCTCAAAGGCGAACTCTGCGAGGATCCGGATAACCCGGGGTTTTAAGTTTGGCGAGAGCTTTCGCAACGCGGCAACCTTATCGCATTTTGTCAGCGCGTACTCAGCCAATAGTCCGATAGCCCGATCCCGGTCATTGTTGCTTATGCCCATCTTGCCCAGGAAAGCGCTATACCCCATCGCGGCACGTTCCTGGGTCATGCCCATTGCTGCCATGATGTCGGTGCCGGTCAGTGAATCAGAGGCGGTAGCACGAGGAGAATCGCTAATCAGCGTTGATTTTGCGAAATGGTATTTCACTGTGTTTTCAAGATTCACGCTGCGGCCCTCTTTGGCTGTTTGGTTTTGGTCTGGTTCAGGTTGTGCTTTGCTACTGGCGGCATGTTGGCACGCTTAACGCTTTCTGCCTGGTACCGGATAAATTCAGAATTCACTCGACCTCCTGCTTTTTTAGGTCGCGGAGTTTCGCCCGGTATTCGTCTCGGATCCGGATATAGTCTTCCCTGCTCCATTTGGGTAATGCGTGTGGGCCCATCAGGATGTCAAAACGCGCCTGGCCGATTTTTGCGATCAGCGCCGGATGATATGCGGTGAGGTTTCCGGACAGGTGGTTATTGCAGACGGAGCACTGTTTATGGCAATTATCCTCATCGAAACGCAGTTCCGGGTTGGCCCCGGTCGTGCGGAAGTGCCCCGCGTGATACTGTCCATCATGGTGGCGGTCGCAGCTGATGCACGCCAGATGCCGATCACGGTACCGGATGAAATCGTTAAATGCTTGCTGAGCCTGCTTGATGAAGTAGCTAATCGGCTTCACAGCCATTCGGCGTTCTGCCTGGCGCTTGCGTTCGCTCTTCGCTGCCTTGTTCTTCTGCTGTTTGACCTTCAACTGAGCGGCGGCCTTGGCGGCATCGTTCGCGGCTTTGCCATGGGCGCAGGCGCATTCGAAGCAACAAACGGTCTGCCCTTCCCGGGCCGGATAGAACCACTCGCGACAGTGGGCGCATTTACGGCGAGATCTCTTAGCCATTCTCACCCCCACATCCGGTTACGCCAGCGGGAATCCGGGCGGGGTGGGTTCTTGTCCTCCACCAGCTGCGCGCTGACGGTCCAGGTACGGAAGTCAGGGTTTAAGCTGCGTTCAACCTTAATCCCCCGCTGCCGGTATTTAGCCACCAGCTCGTCAGCCTGGGCTGTTGTACATTCCGGGTGATGAAACCATGAGATAGTCATAGCCATTACCCCGCGAAGCTCAGTAACTGGTTTGCGGCGTTCTCGACTTCCAGCGGGCTGTTGAACGAGCGAGAGAGGATCCACCGCCAGAGAACATCGAGCGATGCTTTGTACAGTTCCTGGAATTCGCATTCGTCCATGCAGGCGAAAGAAATGCTGCGAGGGTGTTTTTTCAGCGTGCCATCCGGCAGCTGTATGGCGTCATAGTGGCCGGCTTCAACGATGACCCACGCCCGGTAAGCATCGAAAGATTTGCAAATACTGATATAGCCGGATCGCTTCTCGGCTATACGGTCGAGATATTGCCCGGCGGCATCAAGTAACGCCGATTCACTCCCGCCATATGCAGCAAGGAATTTGGCGTAACCTGTGATAAGCCTGCGCTCATTAGACGAAATCGCCCCGCCGGTAGGTTCCCAATATTCAAAACCGAGATTGAGTAAAGCAAAGTAACGGCGGTGAAACGCCGGATTGCGGACAAGCTTAAAGTCGGCCTCCAGAACGGCGCCGAGCTTGCATTTTGATTGCAAGAAATCGCTGGTCTCCTGTGTAGCGGGGATCAGTATTCCTTGGGTCTGTTTTATCAGGTGTAATTGTTGCGCCATCGGTTTCACTCCGTGGCGCTGAGATGCTCCGTTGCCGTTGTTCAGGCGGCAGGTAAATTATCGCAGCTTACTCTCGGTTTCGTCAATGCAACCAGCATCATTAGCCAGTTCTTTAAACTCTTCAATAGTCAGCAAAAACTGGTTTTTTCTTACCTTTTCGAGCCCGGTTATTTTTCCTTCCTCACTCGAAATTAAAAACTTCCCGCCTTGCCTGATTATGTCCACCACTTCGGCGATATCCAGCTCCACTTCATCCCCCTGAGCGACATACAGACGCAAAAATATAGTCCGGCGACAGCATCAAAGGGACACGCTTATTGCGATGCTTTGGGAAAATGCCAGCCACCAAAAGGCGAATCAGTAAAACCAGTCGTCTGCGCTTTCCCACGTCTCTTGCAGGATTTGTTCTACACGCTTTTTATCGCCATCAGCCCCGCCCAGAACGCTAAGACCATCGTTGCTTGTGCGCCGAATAGTTACTTTGCAGTCGTCATAGGACTGAGATAAGCGGCGTAGCAATTCTTGTTCGAGCGCAGGTACGGCACCATCAGGGAGTTTTTTATGTTTATCAATTGTGACTTCTACTTTCATGGTTAGCACCTCACATAAACACTGTATAAATAAACAGTATACTGAGAGAGTGAAATGGTCAAGAGGTTAAGGGCTCTTTTTGCAAAGGCTATGAGTCTGTTTAACATGATGTTTTTCACTATTAAAAAACCCGCCGAAGCGGGCTTTATCATGCTGCAATGTCTTTTTTCAGGCACATCTCCGGTAAATTAGCCCTCACCAGCGCCTCAGCGAACGGGGGCGGAACGGCATTTCCGCATCGCGCAACTTGCTTCTCCTTCGCATTTTTCACGCTGTGTTAGTCCTAGTCGATGTCTACAATCCCAGAGCGCTAGGCGGAAAATCATTAGTATCTTCTTTGTTAAGCTATCATTGGAGGAAACAGTGGTCACCAGTGAAGTGTTCTATAGTTAGGTTGATTTAAATGTACTGTATATAAGTATAGTGAAATCAAGAGAAATGGCTTAATTACATTTCACGTCAGACAGTATCGCAAAAAAAACACTTATATCAATTACTTACAACCGAAGCATAAACACTTTACTTTTAGTAGTTTATCAAGATAATGGTAATAGATTTTCGAATGGAACACATTTAAAAAAACACATAAAGTTACTTAAGAGAATATTATGGAAAACACTCAAATAAATAACGCAGATTTCAGTCCAACCAAAAGATTCTTTGTGAGTATGTTAACGCGTGATATAGAATTAAACGATGCAATACTTGACTTACTAGATAACTGTGTAGATGGAGCCTTAAGAATTAATAAATCCTCAAAATCGCCAAAACCATATGATGGATTTTACGCAAAACTCACAATCGATGAAAATAACTTTACTATTGAAGATAATTGCGGAGGGATTCCTAAAAGCTTTCGTGATTATGCATTCAAAATGGGTCGTCCTCATAAGGAAGATGAAGAAAGCGAAGGAACTGTTGGTGTCTACGGGATAGGTATGAAACGTGCAATTTTCAAAATGGGAAGAAAATGCACTATCTATTCCAATCATCCTGAAGGAGCCTTTAATATTGAAATCACTCCACAATGGATTGATGATGGTACTGAATGGCTAATCCCTATGACTGAAACACCATTCAAAAGTTCCAGTGAAAAGGGAACAACAATTAGCATTAGTGATTTACAAAAAATTGTAGCACAAAAATTTAGTGAGAAAAGTTATCTAAGTGACCTTTATAATCAAATTAAACACTCCATGTCTTTTATCATTCAGAAAGGATTTAGAATCGAACTCAACGGTAAAGTTGTTGAGCATAACCCTATCAATATTATGACAGATGAGTCGAGTATTGAACCTTATATCTACAAAGCATTAATAGATGAAGTAAGTGTTGATTTAGTTGTAGGGTTTTATAAAAACTTAGAAGATGATAGTGAAGATGTGATGGTAAAAAGAAACTCTGATGATGCAGGGTGGACAATCATATGTAATGACCGTGTCGTTTTATATTGTGATAAAACCCACTTAACAGGCTGGGGATTTGCTAATGTCCCCCGGTTCCATCCACAATTTAATGCAATTTCTGGTGTAGTAAGATTTAGCAGTAAGAACCCTGAAAAATTACCTATCACGACGACCAAAAGGGGCGTTGATCTGAGTTCAACTCTTTATAATGACGTAAGAAATAAGATGATGGAAGGCATGCTTATTTTTACAAGATTCACGAACCAATGGAAGGGGGAATATTTAGAAGAAGGTAAATCTTTGCTAAAAAATGCAAGTATTTACGAGGCTCAAAGTCTCTTCGAAAAAGATCAAGAGTCAGCCCCCATGGATAAAAAAGATAACTGGACTAACCCTAACAGAAATCCAAACGAATGGCGTTACACTCCATCTTTACCTACACCACGCAAAAAAAACACATCAGCCAAAATAGTTTTTAATCGAGAAAAAACGGATATTAATTTAATCGCAAATTATTTTTTTGGCCATGAAGATGTTAGTGCATCCGAAGTGGGCATGAAATGCTTTGATACTATTTTATCTGAGGTGAAATAATGGCTGGGGGATTCATTCCATATCATCTTAGACATAATAAGTCTATTGATAGAGAGGTATTCTTAGAGGGATTATCTTTGTTATCTAAGAAAATAGACGTAAAGGAATATACATACATAGGTTTTGGGGGGCCAATGCTTGAAGATTTTAGAATTATGCATAGCCGCACCTCACTTTCAAACCTTATTTCTCTTGAGGAAGAAGAACCAGTACATATAAGACAAAAGTATAACTTACCATACAATTGCATAGAATGTAAATTAAAGTCAGCTCATGACTTTATCATTGACCATAATTTTTTAACACCCAGCATCGTATGGCTTGATTATGCTTCAGCAAAAAAAATCCTTGGTGATCTTGATGATATTCAATTATTATGCAAAAAAGTCAATTCATATGACATTCTAAAAGTCACATTCCCTATCAACCCAGCATCATATTATCAACGAAAAATTGGTGAGTCTATTAGCGACTATAAGAACAATTTTTTGAAAGCTTTAAAAACGATGTTGAGCAAAGCTTATCTCGATTTCGATTTAGAGATAAGTGACACCGATTTATCTGATAAAAAAATCACCCAACTTTTAATAAAAATAATCACGAATGCTTTTAAAATTTCACTAGAAAGAGGCCTTACCAGTCGCAGGGACCAAATGAAGTTTCATCATTTAACCATCAATAAATACAATGATGGCTCTCATACAATGCTTACAATATTCGGAGTGTTTTTGAAAGATGAAGAATATCAGGAGTTGAATGAAACTTGTAATTTAGAAACTTGGAACTTTTACTCAAAAAACTGGCAAGACATTCAGGAAATAGCCATACCAACATTAACGATCAAGGAGAAAATTAATCTTGATAGCACATTGCCAGATAAAGAAAGCTACCTGGCAGCTGCAAATGAATTTGCTTTAAGCAAGCAAGATTCAGAGAGTTATTTTAAATATTATCGCCTATACCCCAACTTTCAACGGGTAATTGTCTGAAACAACATGCTGTACACCTACATTCACTAGATAGGTGTGCAGCCTTTCTAAAAAAAACTCTGCAACTATTGGTGATACACTATTCCCTATTTGTCTAAAGCTATGCCATTTAGTTGAATGAAAGCGAAACCAATCTGGGAATCCTTGAAGTCTCGCTGCCTCTCGTGGAGTAATGACTCGATCAGCATATGGATGGATTGGCCGCAGAGCTTGGTAGCTGCCTTTATCTCTCGCTGTACCAGCCCTTAAGGTTGGACAAAAACCATTAGGATCCAACCTGGCAGACCGGGAAATTTTATCAATTTGCCCGAAAGCTAAACCTTTATAGCGCTCAATAACTTTGGGACTATGAATAGTGCCAAGGCAGCCCGACACAATGTTAGATGCTAATTTCTCTATCGACTCAATATCTCCTACTCCTTCAGGAATTTTACCCCATAGATGGGAGTAGAATTGCCCTTGGTTATTTCTTGTTATTTCTCTCCATCCATCTTCTTCTCGCTGCCAACTGTTGTCAATAGATTCAGGCAAGCCCTGCAATGCCTCTTTTACAGTCACAGACTTAATATTATTGGGTTTAAATAAGTCAACTGGTAAATTACCAAAATCTTTTTTAACCCCAATGAAAAACATTCTTGTCCTAATCGTTGGCGCCCCATAATCTGAAGCTTTAACTTTTATTGGATTAAGAATATTATATTTTTCACTTACTAATGAAAATGCACTCTCTCTTAGAGGCATGTATTTTTCTTGCATGATTCCCGGAACATTTTCAGCAAGAAAAAATGATGGCTCAAATTCTGAAACAAGCCTAAAGAAATGAGTATAAAGCTCATTCCTTGAGTCATTAGGATCCCCTTTACCAATATAGCTAAACCCTTGGCAAGGTGGGCCACCGATAACCCCATCAATTTTCACATGTGAACCTATTCTTTCTCGGATATAATTAGCCGTAAGGGATGATATATCTTCCTGTATGTGTACACTATTTGGAAAATTAAGCGCATGTGATGCCATAGCGTGTGGATCCAACTCGATTGCAGCTTTAACATTAAAGCCAGCCCGAGAAGCCCCTAAACTTAGCCCACCAACACCGGAAAATAAATCTATTACATTCATACTGTTATACGTACCTGCAAAAAATTTGAGGTAGTTTATCACGATAACACATCTCGGTGCAGCTGCTTGATTTGTACTATCATTAGAGCCTTGATTTTACTGCAGGAATTGTCCCATCTTTGGCCGGGAGACGAATACAGACTCGCAATAGTGCAGCGTGTCCGGGTGATTGGTGGTATGCATAACAACCGCGTTTGGATCGTGGTTTATCGCAATATCCACACTACGGCCAGTCGCCAGCTCAATACCCGTACTCGCCCCGCCACCACCGGCAAAGTTATCAACGATGATTTCGCTATCTTTCACGCGTATTTCTCCATGGCGCAGGCCAGCGAACCTGCCGCGGCGATAATTGACAGTACCGGCATTTTTTCCAGCCACATACGGTTGATATGGTGCTGCAGTCGGCGCTGGTGGTGTGCCGGGAGTGTCCCGGCTTTTTCAATCTGAGCGAAGACCATGCTGACTTCCGCTGGCCATACTGTTTCAGGCACATCCACCAGCAGTAGGCTTTCCAGTTCCTGTAGGCGTTTGCAGGCGTATTCTAGGGAAGAGTCCATCACCTCACCTCCTGCGTGGCGGCTGCGAGCATGGCTTCATAGATATTCCCGAACTGTACGCAGAATGAATCATCGCTATTGAACAGCACATCTTCGCAGTTCATAGCGGCGGCTATCATTTCGTCTGTCGGCTCTTTCGGCACCATCACGTAACCAGGAGGTGCAACATAGCGAACCTCAACAGTGCGGTCTGGACCGGATGCCAGATCAATGCCGATTACCGGAGAGTTGCTTGACGGGTGTTTGATTTCAGTGCTGGGAGCTGCGTCAGTGTTGGGCTGAATGCTTGATGGATGGTTGAGCATGGCGGCATCGTCATCGTCATCTGGTGGTGTCAACGACACATCCCGCTCAGCGTCCCCGTCCCGAGACCAGAGCCACGCCACCGGCTCGCTGTCCATTGCGGCCAGCGCAATGCGGGCCACTCGCTTGAGAATCTCTACATCGGCGAGCCCCAATGTGTAGCCGGCTTTTAAATCAAAGACAGCCTGAACATTCTCTTCTCTGGTTAATTTGCTGGTCATTGGTTGGCTCCTTCAAACATCATTCCGCCGTCACAATCAGGGCACTTCCCCGAATCCACATCGTTATCGTCATAAAGGCGACCATATAAACAGTTACCTGCGCGGCACTTCAGCGCCTTCGTCTTTTCGGTGGCACGAATTACATTCCCAAGCCTTTCCAGATACCCCCTTTTAATCAGTGATTCAGCCATAGCACCAACCTTTACTGGCAGTATCTTATCGCCATCCCAGACACCATCTTTGCGGCCTGGCCAAAGATGAATTTCCCAGTCATAAATGACAGCCGGTTTGATATATTCGCGTTCGCGCTTGTTAAGTGGCTTAGCCATCTACTCATCCCCCTCACACCGGAATCCAGCAAGCCGAACTTGTCGCTTCGCGAGCGTAATAGCTTCTTCATAACCCTTTTCTTGCTCAGTCCAGTAGCCGTTTGTTTTTGGCAATTGCACCGGATTAGCTAGCTTTGACTCCAGCTCGAAGATGCGCTGCTGCGCCTTCTCCAGCGCCTCTACCAGCGCGAGGACGTTGGCCGGACTAAACAAAGCAATCGCTCTTGCAGTTTTTGTGTCAGCAATGTCAGCAGCAACAGGTTGGAAAGACACGCAGCCTGTCCTCTTTTCAAGGCTACCTTTGACAATTACCTCAATACCGCTAAAACCCTTGCGCGTCTGCCACTGTGCTCCGCCAAGCTTCTCAGCAGCGGCCTTCATACGCTGCGCCAGTTCGGTGATATCAGTTGTCATGCGGCACGCTCCTGCTTAATCCCCATGCGCTCGCATGCGGTGCGGTAAATGGCGGCATCCTTCTCGATGCCAATGAAGTTGCGCTCGGTCTGCTGGCAGGCGACGCCGGCGGTACCGCTACCCATAGTGAAGTCCAGCACCGTATCGCCAGGGTTGCTGTAGGTTTCAATCAGGTATTGCACCAGCGCCAGAGGCTTCTGGGTCGGGTGATAATTGCCGGTCTGTTTGTCGCTCGAGAAAAACTGCACGTCTCGCGGGTACCGACTAGTTGAATCGTATTTCGTCAGGGTTAGCGCCTTGCCGTAGCACTCTGAATTAACGGTTTTACGCTTCGATGTGCGCCGTTCGTGCCCGTGGGTGAATTGCGGGTTATAGGTCGGCTGACGGCGATAAAACACCTCAATATTTTCGTGCGCACGCAGTGGCTGCTTTTTGGCATTGAGGAACCCGGTAGCATTGCCTTTCTCCCAAATCCACTCCGACCTCCAGTCCCGCAGATTGCTGTTAATCAGCACGCTGGTGAACGGCTGAGCGGAAAACAGCACAATGGCAGCGCTGGGCTTCGCGATACGGTACAGTTGCTCCCACATCAGAGCCAAGTCGAGAACAGAATCCCAGCGGCACTGAGTGGTACCGTAGGGAATATCGGCACATACCAGGTCAACGGTACCGCTGGCGATTTGCGGGAAGACGTCGAAGCAATCGGCGTTGTGAAGACGGATCATTTGTCGGCCCCCTCGCGCAGCAATTCTGCGTATTCAGATGCCGCTCTGCTTGCTCTGGCTTTCCAGCCGGTCATGTTGTTGTCTTTGATCGACTCTTCAGCAAGCATCAGCGCGAACATCTCCACCCCATCAGCCTTAATCCCGGCCACATAAGCGTTGGACGCGGGGATTGCGTTCAGAACCTCAGCGATTAGCTTCTCCCATTTGTTGAAATAAACCCCGCCAGGGCGAGCCACGATTAACTGGTGCAGAACATCATGCATCTGCCAGTTTTCTGGGATTAAAGCCTTTAGCCCCACATTCTCCGCAGCCAGCTGCTTAAACGCTTTCGCCAGCTTCAGGAACTTCTGCTCTCTGATCGACAGCTCGCCTGCGCTCTCCAAGGAGACGATGAGCTCGTTTACTGCCTGTAGTGTGATAGTCGAACCTTTCTTTTCATCAGTCACCGCAGAGACGGGAGAATGGCGTCGCATATCCTTGACGCGATAACGGCGTACTTTGGTCTCGTCAACTCCACAGCAGATGCAAAGACAAATATCTTCCATCTCGCCATGTATGGTTTCAGTTGCAGGAGACTGCACAGGAACATCAACCCAGGTGTTAGAGCGAAGATGGTCAATGACCTTATGAACAAACATCTCGTTGGGTACGCCGTGACGTTTCTGTTCAATCAGGGCATAGTCACCAAACTTGAAGCTTATTTTGTTATCCATGCATAGCCTCCTGAACATCTAAAACTCGCTGAAAAACAGGACTGCCAAGCAGGCTGTAATTCATCCCAACAGCAACTTTCGGCACCAGGCCAAAACGCTTCATGTCAAAGTCGATGACGGCCCGCTGATCGCGGAACAGCCCCAAACGACCATGCCGGACAACCTCGCCGGTCGCTTCTGCTTCGGAAAAATACCGCTGGACAGTGGCACGGCTCAGCCCCAGTTTTTTCATTGCCTCGGTGGTCGTAAGTCGCCCCTGATGCCTGGTGATCCGAATCACTGCGCGGACGTACTCTCTGCGCTCAACTGCTGACAATGCTCTAGCCATGATTCCGCCCTCTGCCTAAACCGAATTTCGCGCGAATTTCAGCGATTTTGTTTAAGCCCTGCTCGTTACTCAGCGGACGTCCGCCCAACTTTGGGATTTGCTTAACAGGCTCGGGGATAGCTTCACCGGTCTTGATGCGACGAACCATACGCAGCAGCTCGTCAGAGGCTTTACGGCGCAATTCGGAATCACTCAGTGCATTTGCGCGCATGTCGGTATACAGCCCCGTAACCAGCCAGTAGCAGGCTTTATGTTTCAGCGTTAACGGTTCGATTTCATGCTCAGGCCATGGGTAAGACTCAGCGTCTGGATACTGACCGCGAGTCCGGCAATACTGGTAAACCATATCAACCAGCTCACTCGCGTCTGGCAGGCCTACAGTTACCGCCTCCTCAGAACGACACCAGGCGACGAACTGCCCCGGCGACGGCATGAAGGGTTTTTCCTGTTTGCGGGCAACACGCATTCCGGCGTTAATCTGCTCCATCGTGCTGATCCCGTTCTCCTTGAACGCCAACAACCACTGGCGGCGCATCTCGTTGAGGTCTTCCGCCGATTTGTTGGCAAGCGCCGGGAATACCGCGAGCAACTGGCGAAACAGTTCGTTGAATACCTCAGCCGTCTTTGTCGCCTGATGTGCAAAGCTCTGCGCATCCTGCATTTCAGGCATGCCGGCGGCGATACGTTGGAAGTTCTTTCGATCGAAGTTATGCATGCTTTCTGCGATAGATTTCATTCGAGTACCCCGTCGATCCAGTCTGTATTGTTCAGCGCACTGGCGCCTGATGTGGTTTTTGATGGGCCTGAGCTGCGCAGGCGTTTAGTCGTGAGCGGATCCCACTGCTTGCGTAGTTTTGATGGGCTGAGAATGTTTTCTTGCCAGAAATCGTCTTCATTGGCCCACTTGAACAGTTCGCAGATTTCATAGTGAGTGCGCTTGTCCTGCAAGCGCATCAGGCGGATGGTGTTTGCCCATTCAACCCAGTTCGGCTCTGAGAGGGAGGCATTCACAGTGAGGGCTTTATCGAAAATCCATCGCGCGGCTTTGAGGTCGTCAGCTGTTCCCCAGGATTTACCAGATGGGGTGTAAATCCCGTCAGCAGCTTCAGGGTGGCGAGAGAGAAACTCCTGAGTTTTCTTGTTTCGGGATTCTTCAGAATTCCGAGACGAAGATCTTTTAATATTGTTTTTGTTATAGTCTTGGGTGTCTACCGTTTCCGGGAAGGTTTTTTCCGATTCCGGGAAGGAAATTCCCGTTTTCGGGAAGAGTTTTCCCGTTTTCGGTTTGTTCAAAATCCAGGCGGATAGCTCAGTATTTATACCGACGGTTTTCATCACGCCATGCTTGTGACTAAAAATAATCCCCCGCGCCGCGAGTAGTTTTATCGCATCTGAAACATGAGAATCACTCAAACCGGTTAACTCAGAAATGACGGTATTTGTTACCCGATCCTGTTTTTTGTTCCATCCGTAGGTAAGCCAGATAACTGCCTCAAGACACTGCCACTCGCGCCCGGACATGCGCAGCCGCGGTTTGAGTTTCTGAATCTCATTGGCGATCCTGGTATAGCCATTGGACAGGTCGGCCATGCGACCTCCCGTTAGTTCGGTTTTGATTGGAAAATTGATAACTTCAGCGGTATTTGACATACTTAATCCCGTGAATTGGTCCAATTAATTCACCCGAAGACCGGCTGTGTTCGAGCACAACGGTCTTCACCCTTTCAGAACAAACCAGCCTGATTGCCGCCCTTTCGCACGGAGCGCTTTGCTTCGCGGCGTTCGGCTGCGCTTGTCTGCTTCTCAGCCCATAACTTTGCGTGTCGCATAACATCGTCAAACATTCCCCCTTTTCGGCTTGCCTGTGACATCCGCTTGTACATATCGACCGCCTGGTATGCCCCCCCTGAGCCACTGCCTGCGTGAAGCCCTGGCGAAGCAGTTCCTCGCGGACATTCTTCTCGATGAACTCGATGTGATTCATTCAGTCCCATCCCAGCGGACCCGGGCGGCACCGCTCAGCACGCAGGCCTATATCAGCGAGCGTTTCAACAGACTGCAGGTAATGCCTGGACACAACGACTGCTTCCGGAGGTACAACTTGCAATCCGAGTATTGAGAGTTCTTTCGCCACATCAGCAAAATGGCCCTCGCCTTTACGCCTGCTTGCCGTTGACTCACTGATCCCCAAAAGTTCGGCGTAAACCTTTTGGCCGACCGATGAAAGCCGGTTGAGTAAGATGCTTTCAATCTCAACCGGGTTGAGAATTGGTGGTTCTAACTTTCGTGCTATTGCGTTTTGCATTGGTGATAATCCTTTTGATGTCATTGATCTATCGATGCTTTATTAGTTTCTCTTGGGGGTGTGAATTCGGGCCAAATGTTCATCCAACGATCTGGCAGACAATCTGCCCTCGTAACAACGCCTTTTGTGTGGTTTTCAATCTCTATAGCCCGTTCTGGTGAAATGGCGCATTTTCCAGAGGCCATCTGAGATAGATATGATTTTGATATTCCAAGTTTTTCAGCTAGGAACTTCGCGTTACCGCGCTCTAAAAAATATTGACTAAGTTGCATTTGTGTTTCCTGTCCGAGGTGTTTCGCTATGAGTTTATATCTTTATAAACAAAAAAGTAAAGAATTTGATTGTTTAGATTTTACTAATCACAATGACGGCATGAGCACAAAAGAAATAAGAAGCAAGCGACTAGCTGACTGGTTTGCTGAGCGCACTCTTCCTGAGAGAGAGAAAAGCTATTTATCACAACTGATAAATGGTAAGACTTCTTTTGGCGAAAGGGCGGCACGGCGGATAGAAAGGGATTACAACATGCCCCCAGGTTATCTGGATGCTATGGATGGCGGTAATGAGCATGACGGCTCTATGCCTTCAGTGCTTTCGTCAATGCTTACTGCTGATGAAGTTAACCTAATTAAGTTTTATCGCGGGTTTCCGGATTCTGAGAAAAAAACAGTACTAATTGAATTCGAAACAAAGTTCAAAAAATACAACCAGTTATTCGCTGAATTACTCGCCTCCCGTAAGTAACATACCTCCTCATTGTTAAGCCGCCTTCTTGGCGGCTTTTTAGTTTCACGCTTAACTCATCGAAACTTTAAAACCAATGCATTCAATTGTTTACAGAAAAATTAACCTTTTTGTTCATAAAAGGGTTTACATAAAGGTTTATATTTTCATAAACTCACTCCATCAACAACGCGCTGCGTTGCTCCGATAAACGTTCCGCTGGCCGGCGACAAGGCAGAAGTTGAAATGAGTAGAAACGGCATTCGTTCGTTGGTCATTTCGTTAGTTATCGGGCTCATCTTGTGGCCTTTATTCATCATATGCATTGCGGGGGTTATCTATGGCTAATCCAGTTCCAAACAGCGGTCGCGCAATACCAATGCGTAATCCGCGCACCGGCGCGCCCTGGTCTGTTTCATACGACCATATTCGCAAAACCTTTTTCCATGAACCGCAGGGAAATCTGCGCTTTATCCGCCAGCCCTTTTACTCACGGGAGCTTGCACCTTATCTCGTTCCGGCAGGTACCCACTGATGAGCACAATGTTCGCTCTGGTGATAACCGTCGGCATGCTCATTGGCGGTAATCAGGATGTTTTGCTGGGTGTTTATGGCAGCGAGAAAGAATGCCAGGAAGCCGCAGCGGAGCAAGGTGTAAAAGGCGAATGCCTTCCTTTGAAAGGCGTTCTGGCTGAACACTCCGCCGGGTTCACCGCGCAGATGTAGGAGGCGTTATGCAGAAACGATGTGCGTATTGCCGCAAGGCACTGGAGGAAGGAAAAGTTGTGAAGATGACCATTCTCATCATTCACGGCACGCAGTTAGTACCACGTGAAAGAACGTATTGCTCGAAACGTTGTGGCGAATACGACGCCATGGCCAACGAGGCCTAACGTAAAACCCGCCGAAGCGGGCTGTACGTCCGGTGCCACCGACCAAAGTTACACCGGAAATTACCAAAACCAATGAACACCCAATGGGCGCTATCAATGGCCCGGGGATTCTAACACCCCAAATTGAGGCTATCACATGGAATATTTTTATCTGATAAAGGCAACTCAAAAATCGGGTAAAGCCGATGCCATTATCTGGCGTTCCGCAAAATCTGAAGCTCGCGCGCAGCTGCAGTTAGACGTTGATCTGGAAGATGCAGAACTCGAAACCGGGCGTGGCAAAGACTACCTGAAACCAATCCGGACCGATTACCCGGTATTTAATGACCTTCCCGCTGAAGGTGTTCTGGATTTTGAATGGTGCAAGCGCTATCAGCTCGGCGACGACCAGCGCACCTGGCAGGTTATCCCGGGGGCTGTTGCTGATTCAACCACCATTGTTGAAGATGAGATCGTTGATGGTGATTCAGACGAAAACGATTCTGATGCTTCAGACGATACGGTTTCAGGCGATGAAAACTCCCGCTACAACCTCGCAGAAATGCCCTTCCGCATTCAGCTGCTGGCACAGTACATGGCAGAAGAAGGCCACGTTTACCATATCAGCATCCCGCATCGCGGGCGCCTTTCCGCTTTAGAAATGGATACTGATAATTCGGCCGTTCAGGATCTGATTCTTTCAACAGAGAATGAACCTGAAATCAAAAAATTGGACATGCCATCGCTCTGGAAATACACCAGCGCCTGCAAAACAGTATTTCCAGAAGGCAAGCGCCATGAGCTCGGCAAACGTATTGAGTTTGCAAAGTTGTGGGTTAAGACAGCTTATGTTGATCGCGGCATTCTCGTAAAAGAATGGGCTTCCGGTAATCGCATTACCTCAGTACAACGCACTGACGCCGGGACTAATGCCGGAGGCGGAAACAAAACAGACCGCAACCCGGATTATGTCCACACACTGGATACCCTGGATCAAGAAATCGCGCTGGCCACGTTGCCAATGGATTTCGATATTTACGATTTCCCGGCATCTATTCACCGTCGTGCGAAAGAAATCATCGCGGCCAAAGAAAGCCCCTGGAAAGAATGGTCGGTGGCACTTCGTAGTGTCCCTGGAATCCTTGATTATTCCCGCGCGGCAATATTTGCCATGATCCGCAGTGCTGGAGATAACGTACATCATTTCCCGGACAGCCTGCGCCGGTACATCAACTCCTGCCTCACTGAAAGCGTACACGATAAACCGTCAGCGGAGACAATCGCAGCTGCGCGTCATCCGTCGAAAAATGATTCAGATGAAGAAGTTGGGCGCCAGCTTGCCGCCGGCCGTGGTGAATACATCGAAGGCATCAGCGACCCCAACGATCCAAAATGGGTACACGAAGACCTGACAAAAAAGAGGCAGCCTGAAATTGCCAGGGTTACTGCTGGCGTGTTCTCCATTGAAGGCCTTATGGCCTCTCCGGCCCCAAAAAACGACAACAAAGAGGCCACCAGCGATGTGCAGATGGAAGAGGCTCAGCAGGTCAAAGACGAAGCTGATAATCCGGTACCGGCAGGCGAAAGCGCTAATGCAGATGCTGAAAAAACAGATGCCGTAAACGCACGCAAAATTTTAACTGAGCGCTGTCCTGAACTGGCCGCTGCGGTTCTGCAGGACCAGGAACCAACAATCACGCCTGAAGATTCCGCCGAAGAACCAGACCAGGAACTTACAGCGACAGTATGGCCAGAATACTTCGAGCCTGGCCGATATGAAGGTGTACCGAACGAGGTTTATCACGCCGCCAACGGTATCAGCTCCACGATGGTTAAAGATGCCCGGGTATCGCTGATGTATTTCGAAGCGCGCCATGTCTCAAAAACTATCAATAAGGAACGCTCGCCGGTTCTGGATATGGGCAACCTGGTGCATGCGCTGGCACTGCAACCTGAGCAACTTGAAAAAGAGTTCAGCATTGAGCCAGAAATACCAGAAGGTGCGTTTACCACGACAGCAACGATCCGCGCGTTTATCGACGAATACAACAACGGGCTTCCGGTGTTGCTCAGCGCAGATGACATCAAGAGATTCCTGGAGGAATACAATTCAACCCTGCCCGCCCAAGTTCCCTTGGGTACATCAGTTGAAGAAACCGGCCAGGGGTATATGTCTTTACCTGCAGAGTTCCAGCGCATAGAAGACGGTCAGAAGCAAACCGCCACCGCTATGAAGGCGTGCATCAAGGAATACAACGCTACCCTGCCCGCCCAGGTGAAAACCAGCGGCAGCCGCGATGCCTTACTGGAACAGCTGGCGCTTATTAAGCCTGACATGGTTGCTCAGGAAGCACAGAAGGCGCAGCCGCTGAAAGTGTCGGGAACCAAAGTGGACCTGATGCAGGTCGTGAAATCCGTTAATCCTGACGCGGTATTCGCCGACGAACTACTGGATGCCTGGCGCGAAAACCCGGAAGGAAAAGTGCTGGTTACCCGTCAGCAGCTTAGTACTGCGCTGGCCATTCAGAAAGCACTGTTGAATCACCCGACCGCCGGGAAGCTACTGACCCACCCGAGCCGCGCTGTCGAGGTGAGCTATTTCGGTATTGATGAAGAAACTGGGCTGGAAATCCGCGTGCGTCCCGATCTTGAGATCGATATGGGAGGCCTGCGCATTGGTGCCGACCTGAAAACCATCAGCATGTGGAACATCAAGCAGGAAGGCCTACGCGCGAAACTGCACCGGGAAATCATCGAGCGCGATTACCACCTGAGCGCGGCTATGTACTGCGAAACCGCAGCCCTTGACCAGTTCTTCTGGATATTCGTCAACAAAGACGAGAACTACCACTGGATCGCCATCATCGAGGCATCCGAAGAACTGCTGGAACTCGGCATGCTGGAATACCGCAAAGCTATGCGCGCGATCGCGAATGGTTTCGACACAGGCGAATGGCCGGCGCCAATCACTGAGGATTACGCCGAAGAACTTAACGATTTTGATGTGCGCCGTCTCGAAGCTCTGCGCGTACAGGCATAAGGGGGATATGACGATGGAAAACACAAATATTGTTACCACTGAGCAACAGGCTCCAAATACCATTTCTGCAAGTAACGCCATCTTCAACGTGCAGGCGCTCGGCCAGCTAACGGCATTTGCAAACCTGATGGCAGATTCTCAGGTGACGGTACCTGCACACCTCGCGGGTAAACCAGCCGATTGCATGGCGATCGTTATGCAGGCAATGCAATGGGGCATGAATCCCTACGCAGTAGCGCAAAAAACACATCTGGTAAACGGTATGCTTGGGTATGAAGCCCAATTGGTCAATGCGGTAATCGCCAGCTCAAGCGCCATTCATGGCCGCTTTCACTATCGTTACGGCGGCGACTGGGAGCGCTGCACCAGGACTCAAGAGGTCACCCGGGAAAAGCACGGCAAAAACGGGAAATACAATGTCACCGAGCGTGTACGAGGCTGGACAGATGAGGACGAAATCGGGTTATTCGTCCAGGTCGGCGCGATTCTGCGCGGTGAATCAGAAATCACCTGGGGGGAGCCACTTTATCTCTCTGGAGTCGTCACACGTAATTCTCCTTTGTGGGTTTCTAACCCGAAACAGCAAATCGCTTATCTGGGCGTCAAATACTGGGCGCGGCTGTATTGCCCGGAAGTCATCCTGGGTATTTACAGCCCGGATGAAGTTGAACAAAGACCCGAGCGAGAAATAAACCCGGCGCCGGCGCAAAGAATGTCTGTGGCAGAGATCACCAGCGGAACAGACATCACCACCAGCGCGCAGGATTCAGCTCTCAATATTGATTCCCTGGCAGATGATTTCCGTGACCGCATTGAGCGCGCCGAATCGGTCGATGCAGCAAAAGCCATCAGGGCGGATCTGGATAAAGAGAAAGCTGTGTTGGGCACTGTTCTCTTCACCGAGCTGAAAGGCAAAGCGGTTCAGCGCTACTTCATGGTTGATGCACGAAACAAAGTTGAGGCCGCCATAAATTCACTTCCTAACCCGGGGGATCCGGAAGCCGAAACTTTATTCGCGAAGGCAGAAAGCACCCTGACCTCATCGCGCCGCCACCTCGGTGATGAACTGTATGACCAGTTCCGCATCACCCTGGATGACATGAAACCGGAATACGTGGGCTAAGGGAGGCGGGAGGGTTCGCCCTCCCGGTAACGATATGAGCAAATCACTGAATGCACGTTGCATCCGTCGCTGGGAAGTTGAGTTCAAAGGACGCTGCGATTCAAAATTTAGCACTGTCTGGCGTAAGCGCGATCTGCGTGGGTATATCCGCGAAGCTGCACTCACCACGGCTTACTGCATGGTTGAACGAATGGCAGAAGATAACGCCCGAGCTGATTTTGGTATTAAGGGTTGGTCGTCGGATTTCTCAGACTGGTACGACGAACGTCGGGAGCACTATCGCAAAGACGCAAAGCTCATTCTTGATGCGTTTGCCTGCAACGAAGCTATTGATGAAGAAATTCAGAACGAGCTGGAGGCCTGGAATGACTGATATCGCCACCTTCACTAATGAGCAATTAATCGCCGTGTGCCGTGCTGACGTGGCGGAAATGTCGAAGTTTTTAAAAGAGGGTGAATTCAGCAATCCGTCCCGCGCAGCCATGTATTTGCGTATTACTGAAATCGCATTGGCAGCGCTGATGGGGGAGTTCTCATTTGCTCGCAATCAGGTTCGCCGCGAACACGCTGAATGGTCACATGCCACCTTCGGCAATGTTGGTCCGGCTGGCCCACTGAAACACCTCAGCATAGAAGCGCTTGAAGCTGCCGCGGAACCTAACGACTACAGCGAATGGGCTGATATGCAGTTCCTGATGTGGGATGCCCAGCGCAGAGCGGGAATCACTGACGAGCAGATTACCCAGGCGATGATCGATAAGCTCGCGGTAAATAAGGCGCGCCAGTGGCCCGAGCCAAAGGACGGGGAACCTCGGATGCATTTACGAAGCGAAGACGAATCACTCAACGCCAGGCGCCGCCGTAATCGTGAATCAAATGCGCGCGCTCGCGAACGTGAAACGCCCGCACAACGCAAAGCCAGACTGGCGAAAAACAGATTGAGAATGGCTCTTCGTCGTAAGGGAGGTGCCAAATGAGCCTGAAACACCGCCTGACCGAGCTGGAAGCCAGCATCGACCCGGCAGCATTGCGCGCAGCCGCCGACGAATATTCGGATTTGCTTCTGACTTTGTGCTTGTGCATGAAGATGGCAGGCCCCACTCGGGCAAATGTGCGCGCCTGCGCCACTGAACTGAAAAAGCGGCTTACGACCTGGCACAGCCAGAAAGAGCTCAACGCCATTTTGTCCAGTTGGGATCCCGTTGGTTATGTCCTCGGCCTACGTCGTGAAGCGAACGACAACGCTCGCAACGCAGGCGATCCCGTTGACGTTTTTTGTTTGAGGTAAACATGCGACTGATAAACCGTAGCAAGCAATCGCCGCTGGGTCGCCAAGCATGCGATGCGGCACTGGCTAAGCATTTTGAACGTTATGGGAATTATGGACACTGCGAAAGGAAAGAAACCTACACCGTAGCAGTTGAAGGGGTGAAGGTCTGGGTTGAGGTAGTTAATCGCCATAAAAGCTACGTCGCCACAGCGATGAGAGGAATGCGCAGACTGAGAAGTCTCCCGGGCCAGACTGACTGATTAGAGATGGCCCTGTAAAGGGCCAGTGGAGGAAATGATGGGCAACGAACTCGAATTAATGAAAACTCGCGATATTTGCGAACAACTGAGCATCACACCGCGGACACTCGATCGCTACCGGAAGCGAAAGAAAAATGATAACCCCTTCCCCGCCCCGGACTGCTCCTACATGGGCGGTCCAAATAAGTGGCTAAAAAGCAAGGTCACCGAGTGGCAGGAAAAGGAGATGCGACGCAGAACGCGCCGTCCTATGTCACACCTCAACGATCTGGTAAGGGATGTAAAGGGGCGACTTACCCGGCATGCCTCGGCGTGA